TCAACGCGGTGCTAATGCGGGTAAACATACGGGTGGCGGTGGCGGTGGTGGATCACATCATGACGCCGGTGGTGGTGGACACGGGGGTTCTGGTATGGTAGTAATTAGCACCATCATTTAATCCCACGCCCGTGCCATACTCGATTGTACGGCCCACGGGTACGTAATATCACCGTACCCTATAATGTTATACGCATCTATGTTCATGCGGTTACACTTGGTACACACGTCAAAACTATCGTCTATGATTGAATCGAGTGCGAGACTACGACAAATTTCGTGTTTTTCGATTTCGTGATCCGTATAACTATTGGTCATGATAAGATCGTCGAACGTATTGGGGAACCAGTACCTTAACCACTTTTCAGTTTGGTCGCGTGCGTAATCCTGACGACCTGTGACGATATACATTTTATCGGCATAGTCGCGTAAATGTCCCATTTGTTTACACGTTCCCTTTATCGGTTTAAGTTTTGCGAATGCCTCTGATTCGTAAAAGTCGTGGACCATGTTTCGCGATTCGAGTTCTGATATGTTGAACATGTCTTTATAAACATATTCGTACTTTTTAGTGGTCGGCATTTTGTAGCCACGGAACTTAGCCATGGGTTTAACGAACGAGACGAGAACTTCGTCGATATCAATAGCAACTCTTTTCATTTAAATTATATTATATAAAAATCTCTAATTGTGTTTTTTGTGTCTAAAATTTTTACTCAGCTATAGTAGATTAAATATGACAGTACCACCTGTCGTCGACTATGGCAGAATGGAGCGTCTTAAACCTCCAGAAAACACAGTTATACCTTTGAATATGAATACGTTGTGTATATTTTTAATTATCGTAACAGGAATAGGATTGTATAAACGCCACGTCGATATTAGTCAATACCGCGAACGACATCATATTTGATACACTCGTCAGGGTCTAAGTATACGTCGCGTTTCATGAGTTTTTTGAGTTGTTTATCGGGAATATTCGTTTTTTCCGTGTACGTTTTCTTAACCATATCCATGAGTTTATCACACATTTTCATTTCATCCTTAACTTCCTCGTATTTCCCCCAGAACCCGGTCGTAGATATTTGGTGTATGAGAACGTGTGCATTTTTACCGATACGCCTTTCGTGTCCGCCTAAAAGGAGGAACGTTGCTGCTGAACCGCACTCACCCTGTGCGATCGTGATAACCTTAACGCGTGATTTTTCGAGTATGTTCATTGCACTTAGACCCGCGAACAAATCGCCTCCACCGCTACACACGTGTACGCGTATAACGGGTTCATAGCCTATAAATTCCGCTTTTTGTTTAAGAAGTTTGATTTCGAGTTTCTTAAACTCTTCTATAAAGTCGAGTATATCGTCGTCTGTGATTTCACCGTAATATAGAATTTCGTTACCAATAACGCGAGTGATTTTAAAATCCTCATCCTCCGTGGTAGTGGTAGACATGTTTTATTTTATTTTGTAATTTCTTCTTTAATCAATTTTTTTATTTTAGTAACTTCTCTTTGTTTGAGTTTATTTTGTAATCCTAGATGATTCATGACGTCAAAATCTTGTGGTGTTAAGTTATATTCTTTAAATTTGGAAACGTCGCCTTTTTTTGCGTATTCTCTTAAAATCATAAACTCTTGGTGGCCTAAAATAGAAGGTGATCGTGCTCGTATACTTTTTATTTTTTGTTCACGCATTTTTTGGTTTCCGAACTTGGTCCAAAACCGACCTGGTCTTAGATTATCTTTAATGAGTTCTTTTGTAAAGTACGCTCTTGGTATTTTCATGACATTTAGAGAGAAATAGGGCATCATTTCCCAGTACCCTTGGTATAGTAAATCGTCATAAACATCTGTAGAGCTAAGTGAATCTGCTATTTTTTCGGCGTTATCTTCTATTGCATCTGGATAATTTTCTTGTATAACGGCCCATATATGACCATGTTCACATATGGCATCATCTACGTCTACATCTAGGTTATTACATAATATTTCAGATACTATTTCTTTTGGTGTTTTGAAAAAATCTTTTTGGTGGGGGTATTCTAAATAATCGTAGAAATTGTGAAGATTTCCCAAACACTTTTCTGCAGCTACTTTACAATTTGTGTGTTTTGGTTCAAGTTTTATTATATCAGATGGTTGAAGTTTTTGTATTATGATGGTTACGAAATTATCCATAAAATAAACACTTTTTGACGTTACGATTAATTGTTTGTTTGTTATTTTAATACCTTCGGAAACTTGTTCTACTATACATTTATACGCGTGTATATCTGATTCGTAATCTTCTATATACGCGTGCATGTTAGCTTTTTTAATCGTACTCATGAATATATCTTTTTTTCGAAGTGGTTCGTCCCATATTTCTATACTGTTTGATTCATCGAGAACCTGTTTCAGGATGAATGTTTTTCCAAAACCAGACGATCCGCACAAAAATACATTTTTACCTTCGTTTATGTATTTTTTCAGAAGGTTTATTTCATTGTCGTGTAGCGATATTTTTTGACTCTTTTTTTGTGGTTTTATAATAACAAAGGAATCCATGTCAGGTGAAGATGATGATCTTACTACTCAAGCTTTAGATATGTTTTTGGAAAATGATACGCTTCAAAAACGCGTTATAGATCCTTTAAAAAGGAAAATACTTCCTTATGTAATGTGTATTGGTTTCTTTAATTTAATACTTTTTGTTATGGTTGCTTATCTTGCGAATCGTCTTTCTTTGATTCTGTAGTTTCATCTTTTGGTATTTCTGTAATGACTTCCATGAGCTCGGTTCTTCGGCGAAGTTCTTTCATTAAATCACCTTTCAAACTAACGAGACCTTGATCTTTTAAGTTTGAAAGTTCATCAATACGTTGTTGTTTGCCTTCTATATCAGCCTTGACTGTTTTATTTATTTTTTGTGTAGTACCTCGTATATCGTCGAGTTCTTTTTTGAGTTCTCTTTTTGCTACTCCCCCCACAGCATCTTTCAGTTTCGTTATTATTTTGTTCTCTTCTATTGCCTTAAATGGATTTATGGGTTGAATGTGCATGATTTCTGGTTTGAAGAATGCATTATCATCTGGAAATTCTCGTTCGAAATCATCTATAATTTTTTTGGGAACGTTTGGTGATTGTTCAATTAATCGATCGTATTCGGCCCTCATATTTTCGATCATGTTTGTTCCGCTTTGTGTTCTTTCTGAAAGTGGGAGCGTTAATTCGAGTCGTATTGTTCTTGAAACTTTACCGTATTGTACTGATGCAACGCGGTGTCCTTCCATGAGTTCGTTTATTTTAAGGAACTGCATGATAGTAGTTGCTATAGCAGTAATAAGATTCAAACCACCAATAGCAGATGGAACGTATGGTTGCACAGTTGGTGGGAATGTTTCCTGTGCAAAGTTCGCTGTTCCTGTTATTGTACTTACTATAATCAGTGGTATTGTGAATTTCATACTCTGATTTTTGTAGGAACAGTACGCCTGGTAATGCATATATCTATAACAGGCCGCAGCTTCTCCCCAGGATTTAAGTATTTTTTCCTGTTGTGGATGCCATATTTTCGGGAGTTTCTTTTCTTCGTTCATACTAATAGATATGAACATTATATTCTTCATTCATTTGGTTTTTTTTATAACAATGCTTGTTGTTCCATTTATGAAAAATAGACAAAATTTGGAATTTTACTCGCTTCTTGTACCTTTTATATTTTTCCACTGGTCCATTAATGACGATACGTGTGCTTTAACACAAATGGAAATGGTTATGACTGGTAATAAGAAAGAAGAGACTTTCTTTGGTAGGGTCATGGGACCAATATATATGATGGATGATACCGATGCAAATAATTTATTGAAAACCGTTTTCTTTAGTCTTTGGATGTTGGTTCAATTTAGACTCGATCGAATTGATTTGAGTCCGTTGTATAGTTTACGGAAATAATGTTGTGGTATTATAAATGAAGGTTAAAACAAAACAAAAGTTGTTAGGTTTTATGCTCGTCGCACTTATGTTGCTTATTGTATACCAAGCTCGTAACCCAATAAAGGTTCAGAGAAATGTTCCAGTTCGCGTACCTGTTCCAGTACGAGTTCCAGTACGAGTTGAAAAGGAATACAGGGATCCGCCAATCAAAGAATATAAACCCGGGCACGTCCAACAAATGGGTGTTCTTGTTGGTCCAGATGATGAAACTTTACCATTGTACGGCAAAGAGGTTCGAGGTAGAAGAGATAGGTACCATTATTACACGACAACACCCGGTGATCAAATGTATTCGCTTCCCATAACACACGATTCAAGAGATTGTATGGACGATATCGGGTGTGGTGAATTTTATGGTAATGAATCTGTTTCGGTTCTAGGACAAACGGGTGCATTCCAGGCTAAACTATACAGAACGGATAACTTTTTTTAAATAAAAATATACGTTATTAATAAAATGATCCATCTTCTGTTTAAAATGGATAAGCTTGCTATGCTTGCTTCACTTATAGTCATATGCGTTTCGCAATCTACAAGATGGGGTATATGTGGTAAATGGGTACCTGATATCGATAAGATCAAAAAGAGTGAGAAGTGTAAAAAAGCGACTATATCTGACGCCGTTATTACGACCGTGTGTTGTTTATGTTGTTGGTTTATTGCACCAAAACTTGCACCCACTGCATTAGCCGGTGCAGCAGCAGGAATGGCTGCTGATCGTGCAATGAATTATGTTCCCATGCCTAATTATTAAATATAACTAATTTCTTGGTTTACTATAAATGAGGATCGATTCATTAAAAACTGAAGCTAAGAGACTTGGTCTTCGCGTCACTAAAAAGGTAAAAGGTAAACGCGTACCTTTAACAGAAAAGGAATTGAGTTTGAAAATTCAAAAACGACAGGCGCCGGCTTTGGACATTCAAGTTCGAGAAACGAAAAAACTTTTACGCGCGTGTAAATCCATGTTTAAAATAATGGATGCACCTACACGCATTCCTAAACCTAAAACCCCTGTTAGAAAACCATCTACACCACTTCCTATTAGACGTGTACCAGCTCCACCCCCAATACCACCAGCACCACCAGTTCCACCACGTCCCATGAAACGAAACATTCGCGCGAATTTAATGACTGCTTTGAAAGCCAATCTTGAAAAACGCGGTCTTAGAAAAAAACTAAACCAAATTTCTTAGTCATTGTCTTTTTAGCACTTACCAAATCGGGTTGACTCCAAAGAAGCCATCTCGACCAAAACCCCGCTGTATAAAAACCTGTTTTACCCCAGTTTTCTGTATCGCTTCTTATAACATCGAGCATGTTTGTGTGAATGAGTTTAGGATCAGTTTGTTTTTGAACCATATACGGAACGAATCCACCGTGTCGCGTTACGTAAGAACGCATTCGCACAGGATCCTTATGTATTGTATAGTCCGAGTATCCTCTCGCACCAAAGTCAACGAACCGTCCGTTTTCGAACGTTACGCGGAACTTTTTGTCGATTCTTGGACTCTTTTTTAAATGAACTCGGGTCATTTATTATATAGTTATAAATTATTTTTAAAAAAGTCCTCTTCTTGTTTTATTTAATCTACCTCCAGCAACTGATCTTCCTCCTTGAGGAGTGCTAAGGCCGGCCGTTCTTGATTGTGTTTTTCTTCCTTGAACAGTTGAAAGACCAGGTGTTCTTCCGTGGTATACGGTATTGTTTGTAGCTCTACTAGGTGTAGATGGGACTCTTGAAAATCCGTGTAAATTGTATATAATAATTTCGTTATTTTTGCTCATATCTAAAATCATTTTAGGCATTTTACCTACAATATTATGTACCATAAACGCGTACAATAATGATAACGAACCGTCGTGTGTACCTAAACATAATTTATTTTTTATATCTTGACTCGACTTTTCATAATGTTTCAATATAGATACGTTATACAATACTTGTGTAAAATCACCCATAAATTTTGAAATGGCTGTTACTGTAGTGTTTGCGTTATTTTTTCTAGTACCAACTGGTATGTCATTTTCATTTATTTTACATGTATAAGTATTGTTTTTATCGTCGAATCCCATTTTTACATTCATTTTATTATTAATATTAAAAGTCATTAATTGGAGACACCATTTAGCTGATGAAGATGGATCCTTAGATACGATGTTTGGTGCAAAATATTTCAATCCTCTTTGTAAATAACCACTACCGGGGTCTGTTAAACTACCTACTGTAAATAATGGTTTTAATAGTCTCTGTTTATTTTTCTTTGAGTTAGATATTATTGATGAGATAGAACTTCCAACACCTGAAGCTGCACCTAGAGTGGCAGATCTTTCTGCATCTAACGTGATATATAAACTCTTGGTAATATCTAAATTGCTGGCTTTTATTGTTTGTTTTAACCATTCGTTAACACCG